CTAATAAGGCTACTAATCTTTATGGTATATTGATATTAGATAACTTTAAAGACGATCCAGCAAGTTCAGGCATGTACATACCTGAACTTTCTAAATATAAACCAAATGACATTACTGGATTAAATGGGAATGCGTTTGCTCTTAAGTTAAATGTAAAATTTAACTCATCATTAGATAATGTAGGAGTTGAAATGAATATAAATGACTATTCCACGTTTTCCATGGATATTTTCTTGGACACAACTACTGCTCTCGAAAATGCTGCTAAATTATTGGTTGACGCTGGAAATTCATACGCTGCAATTGCACAAAGAGTATCTGAACTAGAAAATTTAATAGCATATAGTACTTCAACTGATTTTTCTGAAAGAATATCTTCACTTGAAACTTCTATTGAAAATGCATCTTTAAATTATGCAGCATCTACTTCAATCTTAGATATGATTACTTCGGTAAACACAAGATTGAATCAAATGATTAGCGGGGTTATTCCAACTGAAGTACAATATAATACAAATGTGCTTAGTGCCGGAAATGGGGTAAAAATCGACAAATCAAACCCTAGCATGATTAAGATAGTTAATGACAATAATGGATATACCCTAAATTCTATTTTTAACTATGATGCCGTTTCAAAAACTTCCGGTTCTTTAATTGCTCCAAGTAATCCATTTAACTTAAATGATACCGCAAATACCAGTTTATTTACAAGAATAAAACCATTTGATAATTTAATTAGAATCAACACAAATGCGGGTACAATGGCCGGAGACTTGGATATATACTTAGATGATAGTGGTACTTCTTGGAAAAATGGACAAGTTATTAAGTTTTCTTTTAAAAATGAATTACCCAATTTAAACACGTATAAAATAAACATTTTCACAGATAAAAGTAAAGGCTATGAGTTAAAGACTACTATAGACAATAGTAATATTTTAAGCCAAAAACCATACTTTGAATTAATATGTGTGGACGAAATAAACAAGACATTTGAACTTGAAATAATAAGATAATATGAGCGCTAGCAATTCAATATCACATTTACTTGAACAGTTTCTTGAGTTAAACACTAACTCATTAGAAACATTTAAAAGAATTAATGAAGCTATAACTACTGATAAGGAAACTGTTAGTATTGACCTTTTCAATAGTAAAACAAATAAGATGGAAACTATTCAAATACCTGCCTTTGGGTACTTGAAAAGAGAAATCGAGCGTTTGAATAGTAATTTAAGTTCAATTAGCGGTCTTGAAGGCTCAAATGCGAATGTAAGACTAAAAGACGGTTCTTTAAGAACTATCCATACTTCTAGATTAAAAGGACCATCTCCTTCTATTACTTCTTTAGCCTCTCCTACCCAGTTTTCAACTAAATTAAATGATTTTTTCGAAAACTTTTTAAACCCATTACTTACAATAAATTTAGATGTAAGCAAGCAAATCCCAGTAGAAACCGAAAAAGTATATGTTGAAAGATTTATATTCAATGAAAATGACCTAACATCGACTTCTGCTTTTGATGACCTTTACAAAGGAAGTAGTGAAATTGTGTATGCTGATTTTAAAATGCAATTGACTAATAGTAACTTTGCCTATTATTTAGACTCACAAGTTATTGATATGCCTATTAGAAAAATTCAGTACACTGGATTTTTTGATGTAATTAAAATAGACAATGCTCAAAAGAACATTGTTATTGATGGAACAACGCAAACCAAAACTGTTAAATTATTTACACTTAACAAGTTAACCTTTACTGATTCAACTAAAGCGCTTAAAGACACTGAAACTTTAAAAACTGGAGATTCTCTTATTATCAACTCTGGTAACTATAGAACAAGATATCAGATTCTTTCTATTGATACTTCAACATCGCAGATTGAGTTATTATTACTTGAAGGTTCTGAATCTATAAAGATTGGAGTTAATCAACTTGGAATTTACAAAGCAATAGATACTGATTTGAATATCGAAATCAATGTTGCATTTAATGAAAGACAAGTTATCTTTGTTAAGCCAATTGATCCTGTTTCAAAAATACCTGCTGAAGATTTTTCACCGGGAATCGGGTTCTTTTCTAATAATTTAGAAACAAGCGATGCTGCTGGTAATAAAATGACTTTAGCGGAGTATTATAAAAATGAAGTTGCGGATTTTGGACAATTCCTTAAATCACTAAAGGTAGATTATATTCCACCTGCAGCATCTGGAATCAAACCAACTCCTCCTGTTATTAATGTTGAAAACTTTAAAGTTGTTCAAATTAACAAGCATTTAACTGACAATACTGCAACTGATAAAATTAAACAATTAAAGTCTAATAAAGCATCAACTGAGCAATCATTAAAACAGCTTGATGAATCTATTAAACAAAAAAGATCTTTAATTAATAGTAAGAAATTCTCTTCTCAAGCAGAGGCTGATACTTATAAAAATGAATTAAATTCGTTGATTTCTCAAAGAGATTCTGAATCAAAACTTTTCTCATCAGTCGTTAGTGAAATTAAATCTTCAGCTGAATCTACAGATCTACAAACAGTTTCTCCAAAATATAAAGTTAGAGGATTTTGGGCAGTTCCAGAACCAAAAAATATTGGAAACCAAGTATCGCAAGAAGTTGTACAGTTTAAAATTAGATATCGATATGTTTCTACATCAGGCAAAACTTCAACGATTGATCAGCTTAAATTCATAGATGCAACAAACCAAACTGAAAAAACAGCTGCTTTTTCAAATTGGGTAGAAGTTAGCGGACCTGTTAGAAAGAGAGCAATGGATGTTAATGGAAAGTATGGTTGGATTCTTGAAAGTGAAGAAGATGCTAATGCTGTAAACTTTAACTCTTTTGATATATCAATTAATCCTGGTGAAGTTGTTGAATTTATGATTAAATCAATTTCAGAAGCTGGATTTCCTGCAAATCCTTTAGAATCTGACTGGTCAGAAATTCAAAAAATAGAATTTCCACAAGGTGAAATAAACACCGATAATTTAGGAAATGTTATTAAAGCTAATGAACTTGACTTATTAAAAGTACAAATCCAACAAGATTTGGAATCTGTAGGCGTATACAAACACGTTGGAGAATCTTTTACAGTCGGTAGTCAAACATTTGCCCATAGTGCAAACACAATAGCTTCTGGGTTTATAACTGAAGTTCAGGCACCAATTACTGTTTATGAAAAGTTATTAGCTCTTCAAAATGAGGTTCTGAGCTTAAGAGCTCTTATTGAAAGAACGTCTGGAGAGTTACTTGTAAGAATTATTGATGAAAATGGAAACGTTACACCAGTAACAAATAACTCAACAGTACAGTTGTTTGCGGGTTACTATAGTCAAGAAATTCCAAAAACTAATGGAAAAGGAGCAATCGTTACTAAAAACTTTAAAATTGAATTATCGAATACTAAAGCGTCTGATCTTGAATTAATATCTAGAATTGTAGGAGATACTACAATTCCAGCTCCTGTTTCTTCTACTAATGATAGATTTGGATTGTATGAGGTAGGGACAAATCCAGTAGATTCAACGTATGGTAGTAGCAAGTATTATACAGATGAAGCTAAGTACGACTTGGTTCCAGTAGTTTATCAAAATATTAATAATAGCAACACCGACTATATTAATAGTTCTCCGGAACAATCTTCTCAATTAAAAGGACAATTTATCTACTCTAGATTTAGAAATATTGCAAATGATGATAATTTGTACGTAATTGATAAAGAAGGTGTTGATAACGATGGCGATATTAATAAAGGAACAATTGTAAATGGTTCAATAACAAATGATCCCGGATACCTTGGTATAAATAGTTCGTATGACAAGTATGAATATGGTATTTCATATAAATTTTTCGGTAGCGGAGCAAGTAGTAGTGTTCCATTAATAGGTTTTACCGGATTTAAAGACTTTACTGGCGTAACTACCGCCCCATACGCATCATCACAAAGTCCAAATGATTTTGTTTGGAGTGGAGCGTATGGTAATAATTCAGTACCTCAAAAAGCCACAATTGGGACTGAAATAACATATTCTCAATACTCAAATGGTATTTATTTACACATCGACCACCCTCTTTTAAAAGGAGGTATTACCTTACTGGATATTGCGCGTCATGGCGCTGTTGGAATGCCAAAAACTGCATCGCTAAGAGCAACAGATTCACATGGTAAAAAACAAACACCTCTTAGAATAATTGATACAATAAGTACGACAGGGCCGATTACTGCAGATAATCCAGATGGAAAGGTACAAGGTCTAAGACAGGCCAGTAAAGCTGCATTCTCTCCAGAAGATCAATACCTATTAGGTGGTCGATCATGCGGTTCTTTTCTTTATCTTTCTCCATTAAACACTAATTCATTAGCGGTAAATGCTTCTAATAAAAGTGGTAAAAAGATAATCCCAGGAGGAAGTGCTAATGCTATAACGGTTGACTTGGTATTTCAATATCGTATGACTGATTATTATGGACCTAAGGCTTCCGGAATAGGTAGAATTGGAGGAGTTTTAGATAACACTTTTACAAACTTAAGTTATGCTAAAAAAATAGGTATTGATATTTTAGCAGGTGATGATGATTTTCAATTTGATGTTGAAGTAACTGCTAAATATGCTGCCGAAGGTAGAAATGTTAATAATGTTACAAGCACGATGCTAACAACGTATACACAAAATTATCGACCAGGAAGAGGAAGACGTAGATGGTTAACTTCTAGTTTTTCAAATCTTTCCTTCCCAGATATTAACAGGTTTTTTTAAGAATTCTACCTCTTTATGTTTTCCTATAATCTGGGATATATAATATAAATAAAAAGAGGTGTCCTAGATGACTATAATTAATACTGATGCTGTAAACAATTCAATAGATAATAAATCTTTTGCTTTATTAAGAACAAATCCAAAGTTAACAAGTAATTTAAAGTTACTTGTTAACTCTAATGGTGACTTATTTTTAAGTTCATTCAGAGCAAATAAAGAACTTTCTAAAATTGAATATCAAAAATATGATGTTAAATCTTCTGGGATTTATTCTATCGATATTGCTAATTTTTATAAAAATCTTCCATTAACACAGAGATACGAAACTCTTGTAGCCTCTTCGGATATTACCCTATTTTCTGAGTATGAATTTCAATATGAAGATCAGTATCAATATGGTGCAATCCAAAACACTACTAAATTATATGATGAGCAATATAAAATATTTGCTCCGATTTGGCTTGAAAAGCAAGTACCTTCTAAATTTGTAATTTATAGAGTTGAGGATGTTGATTATAAAACAGATTACACAGAAGATACCGCTGGACAAAATTCTAGGATTTTAGAACTTCTTAAGAATGCTACAATAATTAAGACATTTGATTTGGGAATTTCTTCAAAAATTGGAGAATACTTAAATACCCATGTTAACGATAAAAGATTTCCAAACTCAGCACTTACTATAAACTTTAAAGAAGGTTCTCAATCAACATTTAATGGGATTGATATTGTCAATGGAGGATTTACCATTAAAACAGAGCAATTAGACAGAGATTATGTTCAAGTTGATTACCCTGAAATTTTTAGCAATCAAACTATAACTAATGGATTTGAAAGAAACGGTATTATTTCTGCTAATATAGTTAATTTAGAATTTATGTTTGATGATTATACTGCAGAAAACTATAAAATCTACAGGTATTTTGGTATTTATGCAGATGATATTGATGAAGGAAACTTTGGTGTAATTGGACTTGAAAATGATGGTAAGTTAAGTATTGACTCTAATACTTATAAAACATATTATGATTATAGATTAATAACTGATAATGTTAATTTGATTGGTATAGATTTGTTTCTACCCGATATAGATCTGTTTCCTAGCAATTCACAATTTGAAATTCCAACAATACAGTATGTTAAAGATCGATCGGGTATATTTTATAATATTAAAAACTCTTTTATAAAAGAAATTAGACCAGAGTATATTGAACAAGGCATAACTATACCTTCGCTAAAGTCTTATAAGTTTTTAATTTCTCAAAATAATAAAGATGAAAAATCATTTATAGGATATTCAAAGAATGGCAAGAAAATAACGGCAATTGCAAAAAATCCAAGTTATAAAGGGTTTATTAGAATAAGTATACATGAAGTTCCAGGCGATAATGATAGACTATTTATTGGAGATAAAAATGAGATTGCAATTTCACAATACAATTTAGGAGACTATCTTATTATTGCAACCTCAACTCTTCCTGCAGGTAGAGCAGATGGGAATAAATTTTCAAACAAGGGAAGTCTGCAGCAAATCGCAATCGCAATCGCTTCTGCGATTAGCAATGGAGAAATTATAACTTACAAAACAAAAGTAATTGGTACTTCGATAATTATTGAAGAAATAGTTTCTGGAAATAATAGGCGTCAAACAATACTTGGAGTATACTTAAATAATTCAGTGGACTTTATAGATGAAAATAATGGTAGTGGCTCATTTTATAGTGAACCATTTTTTGAGAATGATTGGCTCACACTTACAACAATAGCGGGCTCAGTAGAAGGACAGTCTATTCTTGTTGAATCTTCAGAAATTGGAGAAGTTGAAGTTGGAGAATATTTAAAACAAAAAGATTCTGATAAATTTGTTAGAATTATAGAGATCGTCCAAGACCCCTTTGAACCTGATTATTATAGAGTTATCTTAAATAAAGCTACAAAACTTTCAAATGACAAAGTGTATGAGGTTTATGAAGAATATAAAACAGTTCATGGGAAATTTGCAGCTTACGATTTTAAAGATTTTGATTTTGATTTTTATTCAACAAGAAACTCAGATTTAGGAGATTTAATCTATGATTTTGATGAACTCTCATCGATAGATGCTACATCATTTTATTCTGGTCTTAGAGATATTTTATCTGCAGAAACTTCAGAAACGGTAACAAAAAAAATACTTTTAAATGAATATGAACGTCTTAAAGAAAATAGTCTTAAAGAAACTGCTCTTTTAAGCAGAGTTGTTCCTACTATTTGCAAATATCAACTTAAAGATGCATCAAATGCTAGAAATTTACCTTATGTTTTAAATGTAAATGAGGCTTTTGGAGATGATAATTTATCGCCAAACATAGAAATAGATTCAAAAAGAAATGTTGATTTTTTTAACATGGAGCATTTTCACCTAAATAGAATTCCAACAAATATACTAGGTGATAGAAAGGACTTAAATAATTATTTAGATTTTGCAAATGATGGAGGTTTAACAATTGATAAATTAATAAGTACCGAATTTAATTACTTTGATAAACATTTTAATTGGACTGGATATTTTGATTCTACTGTGTCACCTTCAGGAAAGTGGTTTGATAATGAATATAAAAGATTATGGTCTAAGTTTGATGATGGTAATTTTGAAAAAAATTCATCGACAGTTTTTAGAGGTCTTCGATATGTTTTTCAAAAAAGAAAGGAAATTACTAATGAGATTCCAACTGAATTCTTAAAAGGAGTTGATGTTAGCGATTATAAATTTGGAGCATACCTTTCTTATAATGTTCTTCCTGATGCAACTGAAAATGATGGAATTATTCCATCCAATTCAATCGTCTTTAATTGTGTTAAAAATGACAAGTTTAAATTTATATGTGTTAACATAGAATTAAATGTTGTTAGAAATGATGTACATTCAGATGAAATGAATAGATATTTATTGTACACTTTAACCGATTTAAAAGAGGAAAATACTATTATAGATACTAGGATTCCATTTAACATTGATATTGCTGGCGCAAATATAGGAGCAACAAAAGATACTCCTTTTATTGTTAAAGCGCACGATACTTCAATAAATAAAGGAACTGCAAAGTTTACTAATTTTATTAGAAGAGATTTTGATGGCGAATATTCTTGGATATATTTTACCGCAGTAGGTGGAACATGGGGATTAAAAGTTCTCGATGTTATAGATGACTCTACTATTTTGGTAAGTGGATATCCTTATGAATTCTCTCCGGCTACAACAGGTCAACCTCCAGTTTTAATGCAGCCGGTGTCACGAATGTCTTCGAATGACATTTCAAAAATACTTATTACCGGACCATTTTATTATTTACAAGGAGGTAAAAATGAATTTGCTAATTTATTAGATTCGATTACTGCTTATAAATATTCTCAAAGATTTAATTCTTTTGGGCAGATAAATTATACTACGATCGATGAAGATGGAAATTCAATAGAAAATGATTTTATTCTTTCAATAGAATCTGGAGTTGATGTTGCTAAGCCTTCAACTATTGTACCGATGGCAGATGGAGAAAGGCCAAAAGCGTATGCTTTATCTTCAAATCAAATCGGTAATGTTATTGAAGAAAGAGAGGATGGAGGATATGTTACTATTTTAAGAAGAATGAATGGTGATTATAATCCTATTTTTAACAATATTATAACTTTTTCTGATATTGATTCATATAAAAAGGTAGATAATATAGTTGGTGTAGATTCAAGCAATTCCAAACCGTTAGAATATTCCAATACTGTTAGGTATAACGCATTAAATGGTAAAGGAATCTCTTTTGATTCTTTTAAAGAGAACACAGGTAATTATGGTTTTATTAGTAATTATTTTTATCATAAAGTTAATGAAAAAGACTCTAAAAATATATTAAAACTTTCGCAAACGTCTGATAAATTACCGCTATATCCTCTAATCGGAGAGATTGCAATTGATAAAAAAGAGATGAATGTTTTTAAATCAAAGTATTCAAAAGATTATTTTACAAGGGCACTAGGCGCTGGAGAATCTGAAATAACGAATGGAACCTTAAGTCCTGTAGAAAAGAAAACTTTTATGTCTTCGACAATTATGAAAGTTCGAGATACATACGATATAACAAAGTTTGATAATATTAAGGAGCCTTCCATTGAAGTTTTAGATAAAATAAGATTTGCAAATTCTAATAAAGCATCCATACATTGGGTTGAAAATGGACTTCAAATAATTGCAGATTTTTATTTATCTACTGCGATATTAAATGAATTGATTGAAGATGGCATTGAACGTCAATTCCAAAGTTATGTTAATGCTACGAATTCATATGGAGATAAATCTTCAATACAAGATGATTTAAAAATATATTCGGGTTCAAATATAACTCCTCGATTTATTATTGATTCTATTAAAGTATATGGAATTCAAGGTAAAGTAGGTAAGGGATTATTTAATCAATTTAATCAAACCCAATTTGTGTCGGTTACTCAAACCTCTCAATTGACTATTGATAATTATAGAGAATTAACCGATTTCAATATTCAAAGTTATCAAAATGATAGTTTAAGTTTTAGATTAATATATAATAAAAAACCTGGATACTTAAATAGATTTAAAGTACACGTTAAAATACAAGCATAATTAATGACTATTGATATAAAAGAACTTTTTGTAACCGACCTAGATCCAAATAATGGAGCCTGGTGGTCTGGGGCCAAGGTAGATAAGATTAACTATAATTTTGATCAGCTTTCAAAGGGAGGTATGCCAGGACCTCAGGGTATTATCGGAATAGATGGCGGGTTTGGGCCAAACGGAGCACAGGGTTTAACTGGATATCAAGGTATCCAAGGATATCAAGGTATCCAAGGTTCTGAAAGTTTAAATGACTGGGAATATTTTCCAGAAGGTCAAGGTTTACCCGGATATCTATCTCCTAAAAAAAATCCTGCTAATTCAGAGCAAGAAGCCCCAGTTGCTATAAGGATTGGATATAGATCGGTAGAATCGGCAGATCCTGATCCTGAATATCTACAAAACGCCGGTCTAGACGAGCCTATTCAAACGGTTAAAACTGAAACAGGTTGGATTAATCTAAGAGTCGAAGACAATAGTAATATATATGGTTATAATTTTATGTTTGATTGTGATTGCGGCGATCAACATTTAAAGATTTCTTCAAATATTGGATCCACTATTCCTAGAATTGTGTTTGTGTCACAAAATATAGTATTAAGAACAATTGTTCAAGGACTAAATAATACATACACATTAAATGATTCAATTAAAATTACTGGAAATAGTATTAACATTAATACAAGAAGTAATAGTAAAATATTTTACTTAAGTAAGGATACTGTCGGAGATATAAAATCCGAACAGGCTTTTTACTTTACTCCAGAAGCTGAAATTGGTAAAGTGCTTGTATCAGAAAACAACGATGGAGATGTTAAATGGAAGAATGTTAAAGATGTTTTTGGTACATTTCCAATAGGTTCTATAATTACGCTGGGAGCAAAAGAATTTAATGATACACACTTTGAGCTAGATTCAACAAGTACACCTGTTGCTTCTGGTTATCCTGTTAATTTTGCATATGGAAGAGGTAAGATAGGTACTGAATATGAAGGGTGGTATTTATGTCACGGAGAAACATGGGAAACTATAGAAGGATATAATAGATATTTAACCCCAAATCTGATTGGTTTTCGATATCAAATATTAGAAAATGGAGCAGGTCAATCTTTTATTGATACATATAATGTATCGTCAACTCAGAGGACTAGACCAATAATTGGCGGTTACGACATAGATATGTTTGCAAATGTAGATAGTGATGGACTCTATGATATTTCATATAATAATTCTTTTCTTGAAAATAATACTTCTCCTGGACTCAACACGGTTACTGTTGATAATGTGTCTTCAGCAGGTACAACTCCAAACTATATCCGAGGAGATTATTTTAGCTCATTGAACTATTGGATTGTTTATTTAGAAAATCCAAATTTAAAATGGTCAAATACTACAATCACTTCAGCAACTCCAACTTTAATTACTGATGTAATTGAACTGTTTTCTACACAAAATGAAAGTGATATATGTTCATCTGTAGGAACTACAAGAGAGTATTATTGGAATGGACCATTATTAAATGTAAATTGGAATACATTTGATTTAAGCGATGATAGGATAAAATTATTTAGATATAGAACTAATCTGTATGCTGCAAGCGGGTGGTATAGAAATACTGATGGGATTGGGTATCCTATATATTGGAATGGTTCATCGTTTGCGACAAGAGGAGTTGAGTGTCTAACTGTTTCTGCAGGTGATACTCCTAATTTAAGTTTTAGTTTAACAGTTAGTGATTTAAACGGGCCAGGCCAGGTTGGTGACGAATACGGTGGAACTCCAGATGCGTATATTATAGTTGATAATAATAATAATTATAACCCTGAATTTATAGATGCTATAAGTATAAAGAATAGTAATGGACTAAATGCAGACGCAGGATGGTACCGAGATATGAGATCAATTCCATTTGCTAGAAGATACTGGAATGGCGCTGCCTTTGAAGGTGAAGGTTTTGAATATGGAAGTGACTATGTCTCACTAGTTACATTTGTCGATTATCCCGGCGGCACTGCAACAATTAAAAGTCCAGGGTATAATTATGCAAGTGTACAAACAGTATGTCAAGAAACAAGGACACATTTGTTAACATATATTGTTGGGGATACTCCATGGGATAATGGGACTGATCAATCTATAGGTGTCCCTGGGTATCCTATAGATGCGTATATTAGTAGAACAGATCGAGTTAGAGATTATGGTTTAACAATAGGTCAACATTCTTCTCTATATGTACCCGTACAGGCTTTGGAATTCTTGGAAATAGAACAATCAACTGAAATTCCACCGTACACTCCACCTTTAAAAAATATAAAGGACACTTATGTGACTGGATCAACTTCTATTAAATATGATAAAGTTTATATGACAGTAAATAATTATGATTATGGTGTAATAAATTCATCTGGATCAATTTCGCGCGGGAATACATCGAGTGTTGTAAAAATGATTTGTTAAATAGTTTAAAATAATATAAATATAAATGATAATTAACCTTAAACAAATAAGAGTACTTGATACTGATAATATTAAGCTTGACAAAATTAATTATAATTTTGATCAGTTAGTTGTCAATGGTGGCGGACCAAAAGGATATAAAGGACCTGATGGAAATAATGGTCCTCAAGGATATCAAGGAACATTTGGAAATCAAGGGTTTCAAGGGGCTACTGGGTTTCAAGGAACCGAAGCAACTTCATCAAATACTGATTGGGATTCAGTTCCTGAAATTGGTGAAACTCAAACTGCAGCAGGCGCTATGGCAACCTTATTTTCTAAAGATTACGGAACTGATAGAACTTCAATTGTTATCGCCGGATATAAGTATATTGATACTTTTTTAGATACTAATTATCATGTCCCACAAAATCATTCTGGTCTTCCTCCATCCAAGTGGATAATTAACAAAAGACCTAATGTTGCTTCTAATTTAAGATTTACAAGCGTCGATGTCAAGAATAGTGCTTTTGACATTAACATGGATAATTCTAATTTGGGAAATAATTCAGGAGAATCTACGTTATATTTAGGTTTTATTAATTCTGATGAATCGCAACAATTAAGTATAGAATCGCAAAATCATGTCTTTGAAGATTCTTATGCAGCTTCTTCATCTTTTGATATTAAAAGCGATGGTGGAAATACATATAATACCACAACATTTGAAGATTCTGTTACATTTAACTCGGGTTTACGTATTGCCAACACGCCTGACACTCCAGTTGACGGTGTTGCCGGCACAAATAAAGTTGCAATGTCTTATGATGATGATGGATTGGTAGCTTTTAAAACAATAGGAGAAATTGGAGGTAGTGTTCCATTTGGTACTATTATTTCAATATTGCCATCAGTATTTTCTGATGAAGATAGATTTGTAAATAGCCAATACACAGATGCATATGAAGATAATAATCCATTAAAAATAAGGATGGGTGCAGGAATCAATGAATATGAGGGTTGGTATTTATGTAATGGACAGACATGGAAAAATATGGATGGTTTTTCTACTCTAGTTCCTGATCTTAATTCATTTTCATTTATGATTCTTAATAATCCAACAACAGAAGACATGAATAGCCAAGGATATATATATGTAGTTAATAATGAAATTCAATTAATCGGAGGTATTCATACTGATGTTCAGGCTACTTTTAATGACGGGACTAGTACTTATACTAATCAATTAACAACTCCAGATTCTGAGCCTACGTTTAGCTCATTAAGTAATCCATCATCTAGAGAGGATCTAGATATAAAAAAGCTACCTCAAATTATTTATTTAAAAGTTGGGGACTTATATTGGGAACAACAAGGAACTGGAATGAATTTAAGTGGTGATTATAATTCAATTGACTACGTCAATTATGATTATGCTGCAGAATAAAATAAAAATAAATAAAAATAAATAATATGTCAAGAGCAAGTGAATTAATACAAACCATAAATACTCTTTTGGCTCCCGGGAGCAATATAACAGCAAACGAACATAAACAAGTAGAAGCAAGTATTGTAAATTTTGCAGCAAGTCAATGGGTAACAGGAGATATAAAAATGATTGATTGCACTAATGAGTATATCACTGAAAATTTTGAAGATAATGGAAAGGGAATTGATGGAACTCTAAGACAGGGCTGGGCTATTTGTAATGGTAATAATGGGACAATGAACCGAACTGGTAGAGTTCCAATGGCATGGGGTAAAGTACCTGCTACAGATGGGAATGGATGGAATATTCAACAACCATATATAAAATTAGATGGTCAACCTGTTTTGTATGGTAATTATGGGGAGGCTTTAAGTGTTGCTCAAATGCCAACTCACGGACATTACGTTCAAACGCACGGATCCGACGGCGGTGGATGGGCCGGTACTAATTATTCTGGTTATTCACAAGCGTTTCCAGGAGCTATTTGGAATCAATTACATGTCCAACTTACAGATAGGAACGGTAATACTGCGAAGCCTAATGCTTCTTACAGTACACAACAAACAGGAGGTGGAGCAGCGCACAACAACGTACAACCATCTATGGTTACCTTGTTTATTCAAAAAATTGATGAAGTATAGTATACTCTATAAAATTAGAATATATAATCTAAATATAGATAGGTATGCCAATTAGTCTTAAACATATAAACACTTCAGATTCTGACACTATTAAACTTGACAATGTCAATTATAATTTTGATCAGTTAGTTGCAAACGGAGGAGGACCTCGAGGTCCTCAAGGCCCTATTGGACAGACCGGAATCCAGGGTACTACTGGGGTTCAAGGTTTTCAAGGAGTTGAAGGTAATCAAGGAACTCAAGGAACTCAAGGACCTATTCTTCCTAACTATTGGAAAAATCTTTCTGAAACAGGTGATATTGAGGCAAAAACACTTATACCCATTAGCTATATTGGAGATAATTTTGCTCCAGTTATTAAAATCGGATATGTTGAAGCCGATTCGGAATATGGAACAAAATCTGATTTAGTTGGAGGAAAAACGCCGTATCAATGGAATATAAATAGACGACCTTACTCTACTTCAAATCTAAGATTCTTAAGTAGTGTTGATCTAGATACTGCTTATGATTTTAAATTAAATAAAGAAGGCGGTACAAAAGACTCGATGACAATGGGTTTTTTAGATCTAAATTATTCAACGACAGAATATGTATCCGGCGGTACTAGCTTTAGAAGTTCTGTTGGATCTGGTGATAGTTTATATATTAATCGTAATGAAACACTCTTTAAAAAACCTACTACATTTGATTCACCTGTTATTAGTGAAGATGCTTTTTTTATTCAAAATGCCAATGAAGGAACTGGCAAAATTGCAATCTCTGATGATATTAATGGTCTTGTTAAATTTAAAGATGTAAAAGACCTTGGAGGAACTGTCGCTGTAGGTACTATAATTTCAGTGCCAACTTCTATTTTTAATAGTAATTTTGTTAATAATGAAATCGTTAGCATAGGAAATAATGAACCATTAAGATTATCATGTGGAAGAGGTGAAGGAATTTATGATGGATGGTATCTTTGCAATGGAAAGACATGGGACGATGGAAGTTCGTTTTTATATACCGTTCCACAATTAGGGATGTTTACCTATAAAATTTTTGATAATACATTATCAACCAATACAAATAGCCAAGGTTTGGCTGATCAGCAGGCTTCGGCAAATTCAGCACTTCCAGGCGCGGCTGTACCTTCATATAAAAACGTAAATCATATACATGCGGGAAATGGTTATAGTATGTATGCTGCGCCAAAACCGGGAAATAGTTTAATTTACTCTTATTATGGCTTTACATCAGAATCACAATGGCCATTTAATGTTGGTGGTGGCACAACTTTTAAAGTTAAACAATTACCTCAAATTATTTATTTAGGAAAGAGTAATTTACGTTGGACGGATCAAGGAACTGGACAAGATCCTATAGTTCCATTAACTTTTAAATTGGATGATCTTAACCCATATATAACCGGGGCCACAACATCTAAGTTAAATCCAGATCCTTATACATTAACTTCTACTTTGGGAACGGCTAATATTACAGTAAATACTAAATTAGGATTAGCATCTGCATATAGTTTTACATCAAACGTTACTGCTCCTGCTGGATATTATTGGTTGGCAAATGCAATTCCATCACCGTCATCTATTACTGGATTACCGGGATATGCAACAATTACAAGTATAGTTGCAGATCCCGCGGGATCAACTGCATTTCCTACTTCAATTATTATAACATTTAGTATTAGTAGTCATCCTCAGCTTCCGCCAAACCAAATCCAAATAACGCACATATTGGGTATTGATACCACTAGTTTAATTAGGTCTATAGTTACACCTATAACAATATCTACGACTAATCCAACAAATACAACGCTATTAGGCGCTTTTAATAGATATATTCAATCTTACAATTTAGCAAATGGATATACATTCACAGCCGAATATAAAGCAAATACTGGATATACATTTATACAGGCAAATGGAGCACTACCGACAGTGTCAATTGCAGAAAGTTTTGATGGAGTTCTAGAAATCAATGGAACTATTAGTGTTACCGGTGCCGGCACATCTAATGAAATTTTATATATACCTATGAGGCTACGGGATATCCCGCAGGCTATTTCAAGCGGTTTACAATATACTGTAAACATTAATAGCGTATGGCCTAAAATGCCGATAATAACACTTTGTACCGCTGACGTTAATAAAACAAACTATACGCTATATAACACAATTGTAAATACTGGTGCTTATACAAGAATAGGACAGGTTGTTACTAATAATACCCCAAAAACTATTTATATATTTGTCGGTCTAGACCAGCGAGATACTCCGTCTTGGAGAACCTGTAGTTTTTATCGGTGTAAGACTTATTACTATAATTGGGCAGTTGATGGAAAATGGAGGTATAATGATAGTGAAACAAATTATATTCAAGCATATGCCGGAGATGACACCGCAAATGTTGCTGGTATTCTCAATTATTATTGGAGCTCATACTATTCTATTGGCCCAGGACAGGCACTATATGGCGTCTTACAACAAGAGACTTCATCAGACCCTAATCATACAATAGAGCTCTTCTGGTCTTTTAGCCCTACTGATGTTGCATCTAGAACTCAATTTACTTACTGGCTTTACTAAAAAAATTATTAAAATGATAGACTTTAAAAAATACATTCCGACAAACAAGAACACTGTCCAATTTATAGTCCTAATAGTACTTGTTTTATTATTAACGTACCAATGCGATAGAAATTCAACCCTTAAACAGGACGCTGAAAATGCGCAAAAGGTTGCAACCAGAAATTATAATAATCTTAAAGCATCTCAAGATACTATTAAATTTGAAAGAAATAAGAATGGGGAATTAGTTGCAATTAAATTAGCATATGAGTTTGATATTAATACACTAACCACTGAAAATAAAAAGGTTATTGGAGAGTATCAAAAATCTCTTGGTCTTAATAAAGACCTTAAAGGAGTAAATTCACTACTAAGAGCTGAAATTAAAATAAAAGATTCTATTATTAATGCCCAAAGTTCAGTTGCACAAAAAACTGATTCAACTGCTACGATATCGATTAGTGATGAAAAAAATTGGGATAAATATAATTGGAGGAAGTTCAATGCAACTATTGATATTTTAAGAAATAAAAAGACTAATAATATCTCAGTTGTTTCAAATAAATTTAACTTTGAACAAGGAATTGAACTTAAGGCTGCAATTATAAACGAAGAAGGTGTTAACAAATTAAAAATTACATCAACATCTCCCGGATTATTATTTACTAATATTGAAAATATTAATTTAGTTAATGATAAATTAAACCAAAAACTTGAAAAATCAGGATGGTCACTTGGACTTGGAGTTGGATATGGGATTAACCTAAATAATAATCAAGTTATTAGTATCGGGCCATCATTAAATGTAGGACTTATATGGTCTCCAAAATGGCTTAGGTTTTAAAAAATTATAGAGTAATGGCAAAATCATCAAGATTCGTTAAATTAGACGACGACGTATTATTAGAATTCATGTATCATGACCAATCAACACCTGATTTGGTTAAAATCGAAAATGACGATAATGGAAGTCAAATTAAGTATTTAAACACAGTTGATGCTGATAATAGTGCATCAAGATTTTTAATACACGAATTAGGAGCAGATGTTGTAGAATTTACTGTTACAACTGCGAGCGGGTATGTAGTTATTAATAATTTTGCTTCCAGAATGCTATTATTAAAAAATGGAAGTACTTATAAATTTGACTTAGATAATATTACTATTAATAATCTAGCAGGATTTAACATTCCAGGCGGAAATGGTTATTTAGATGGAACTACATACGTTTATACACCAACAACTAATGGTAAATATGCTTATGAATATTCAAATTTAGCAGGTACTGATTTTATTGGTGGAGAAATTCAAGTTTCAGATCGTGCAAGTTCCCTATTTTCAGTTCCATTAGCAGACACTGGAAATGATATTAGAACCGCAACAGGACAGTCTGGAAGATACTACGCAGTTCCTACTGATGAATCAAGCACATGGGCCCTTCTTGGAAATAATTTAACATACTTAAATTCTACTGAATGGGCAGGAACAAATTCTAGCGACTTGCAACCAGTTCCAACAGGTGATGTAGAGGCAGTATGGTATGATACTATTAAGCTTCATTTAAGAACCGGTTATTCTTTTTTCGGTAGAGGTTACGATGGTTTTCTATTTCAAACCAAAGTTAAAAGAAACTCTGGAATCTATAATTATTTTAATTCAACAGTTTATTTAAACTCTTCAAATTTTGAAATTCAAAATCCAAATCCATTTATATTAGGAGAATCTTCATATTCTAAGTATATTGAAATTAAAGTTCCTTCATTGGTTCAAATGTTTTCAACTCTAGACATTCCAAATGAAGAATTTAAAAATACTTTCTTTGGAGCATCTGGAACTAATTCAATTCCAACAACTGCAAACTATGAGTTTGATTTTAAATTAATTGATAGTGTAGTTACTATTGGAGGTTATGATTATATTAATGTTGCTGAAGGAAAATCATTAACATTATCGCAAGAAGATGAGTACACTGATATTGCAGTTCATGTTGAACATGCAACTGATGGAGATTATTTTAAAATCTATGGTACTTATAATGGAAACCAAGCGTCGTTTGAAAATTATATAACAGGAAGAATTGCAAACTCAAATGATGATATTACTCTATTTTATGAAGTTCAAGTTGCAGAACAATTAGGTCTTAATTATATTAACACCTTTAATAATACATTCACCCAAACTTCAAATTATGAAGAGGCTATTGTGTTCCGACCGGTTATTTTAAATTCTTCGGTTTCAAGTAACTTCTTGTTATCGGTTAATTTGAGAATTTATAATGAAACTGATAATACTCAAATAGTAAAGACAGCTTCTTTAATATATGCGGAGCCAAAAAGATATGGCAAGAAATTATTAAAACTGGCACTTAATTCTAATTTTGCGCCAAGCATAGTTTATAATACCTTGCCAAATACGAGCGTTAATAGAGAACTTAATCAATTTGTAAATTCTATTCGACCGAGTGTTGGAGAAACTAAATATGTTCCTGTTGCCCTTGATACTTATAGAATCATGGGAGGAAGTACATCAGTAACAGTTGACGGAGCTGCAGTAAATGATATGACATCTATAGATTACAAAAAAGAAGGAGATGGAATTATTACACTTTCAAAAGTTTCTGATAATTACATTAAATTTAAAGTTGCACAACCTGACGGAGATTCGATGAAAAGCGTCAGTCTAGTTAATGCCGAAGACCTGATACTTATTATTAAAAGTGGAACTATTGAACAACAAATATCTCACGACCCTAGTTTTCCAGGAGTCGACTTAGGTGTTGGAGAAGTTTTCTTTAAAGTACCAAAAAGTGTAGCAGTTCGATTTGACCAAAGCGATACAAATCAATTTGCAGACAAATTTTATATTAACATAAAAAACGGAAGTACTGAGTCGCTGCTTTACTACGGAAATGTAAACATCGTATAATGATATTAAATAGTAGAAATAATTTATTCAATTTTAAGTTTCCTAGGACTTTTATTCCTAAAGAGGTTGCTGACAAATATAAGAAGTATTTGAATAGAATGCCAGGTAATTTAATTACGGAACCTATAGATTTTATAAACTACTCAATTCAAGGCGTTGGTCTTCCAGGAATTAGTTTTGACCCTATCGAAGTTTCACCTAATGATGGTACAATAACATATCACAGAGGTTCGATTCCAATACAGAATACTATCGACAGACAGTTTAAAGTAACGATGCAACTCTTAGACGGTTATATAAATTACTGGATTATGCAGGACACTTTGTTGTATTACTATTCAAAGGGTGTTAAAGAACCTTTTATCAATGACGTTAAACTTCAAATAATGGATGCAGAAGGAATTCACTTAATGAGCGCTGTTTTTGAAAAACCTATACTTAATTCAATTTCAGATTTGGAGTTAAATATGAGTTCAAATATCGCAGAATTTACAACCTTTGACCTTAATTTTTACTATAACAAATTTAATATAATATTAGAAATAGATTAAACATGAAAACATTTTTAGATTACATAGCAGAACAAGAAATAACAGAGACAGAACTACAAGTATTAAATGAGTCCCTTCAAACTGAATGGACCGAAGAACTTGAAGCTAAAGTTGACGCAGCTTTGGAGCAATTTTCAAAGACATATAAAAATGAGGATGGAACTTATGATATTCAAGCGTTCAATGAAGAGATTACCAATGAAGGTATTTTAGGTAGTATCTTTGGTGGACTTGCAGGTTTTGCACTTGGAAAAACTGTAGGTAAAACAATTGCCAATATCTTAGGAATCCAAAGCGGTATAATGTACGATATGTTAACCTCAAGACTAGTAGGAGCCGCTCTTGGTTCTTCTCTTGGTAGTAAAATCTAAATGAATTTCGTAACAATTGACTTTTCTTTAAATTCTCCAGGTATTTGTATCTTCTCAGATGACAAGTACTATTTTATTGGGTATTTAAAACCAAACACAGGAACTAAAGCCGAACAAAAGCTCCAAGAGGAACTAAATATTCTTGGAGATACTCAGATTGCCCATCAACCGGATTGGACGAATAATGAGGCCTATTCGAAAAGCGAAATGATTAAAATCCAAAGACACACCCAAACTGCTAATGACATTATTAATATGATTATTGAAATTGCAGGCGATGAATCCCACTTTGTGATTGCTTTCGAAGGTTCCTCTTATGGTTCTTCCAGCGGAACTAATAATATTATTGATATGGCGGCTGGGGCTGCAATCTTAAAGATGGAATTAATGTCGAGGCTTAAAGTCCAAGATATGATGACCATCGCACCTTCAACTATCAAGAAACATGCTGGAAAGGGTAACATGAAGAAGGATGAACTTTGGGTTAAATTCTTGGATAACGTTTTAAACGATTCAGTGCTTGAAACCTCGTCACTGCTTGGATTCTGTAAGTCCAATATCGGAGAGACTAAAAAAGTTCCAAAACCCTTAGATGATTTGGTGGATGCCTATTTTTTAAACCACTTAGCCCGGACTCTATTTTACCCGGAGGCTTAAAGACTTTAGTTATATTCAACCTGTAAGTTTTTGTTTCAAGAATCTTAAAAAATATTTTAAGAAGGTAACTTTATGCCTCTAAGGAAAGGTTTACCGATAAAAAAGATATATAATTAATATAGATTCTTGAAACAAAAAAGATAGTTTCTATATAATTATCATAAGTAATTAAAGGGCCCTTAAGACTTATTAAATTAAAGTTTAACTAAATTAAAGCAATTAAAGACATGGCAGATTTTGACATTTTTAATCTTGGCGTAAATGACGTCGAAACACACGAAACCCAAGCTTCATCTGGAAGCGATCTTTACAAACCTACAGCAGACGATGGTAAAGATGGAACTTATAAAGCAATGATTCGCTTTGTTCCAAACCCAACAAACCCACGAAACTCTTTAGTAAAAAAATACGTACACTGGCTAACTAATGCAAGTGGTGACGGTAAAATGGTAGATTCTCCATCGACAGTTGGAGCTCCATGCCCTATCGCAGATGTATTCTTTAAGTTACGTAAAAGTGACTCAGCAGTTGACCGTAAAATGAGTGATAAACTTAAAAGACGTGAGCAATACTTTGCACTTATTAAAATCATTAAAGACCCACAAAATCCTGAACTAGAAGGACAATACAAAGTTTTCAAATTTGGTTACAAAATCAAAGAGAAAATCGATGAGGAATTAAAACCAGCATTTGGTGAACCAACTCAAGTATTTGACCTATTTGCAGGTAAAAACTTCGAATTGATTATTACTCGTCAAGGAGAATTTAACAACTACGATAAATCTAAGTTCTCTTCAAAAACTTCACCTATTGAAGTTGATGGTAAAGGTGCAACCAGAACTCCTGAAGCAATGGGTGCTATTAAAGCAGAATTGGAATCAGCTCCAAGCCTAGAGCCATACGAATACAAAGCATGGGACGGAGAAACTCTTGATTTTGTTAATTCTATTCTTAGAAATTACTTAAATCCTGGAAGTTCAATAGATTCAGTTGTTAATAAGCCTGCTGCTAAAAAAGCTCCAGCAAAATCTGAACCAACTTCAGAATCTAGCGATTTTGAATTCCCAAATGAGATGGTAGGAAATCCAAGCTCTACTAACGTAGATTCTTCTGATGACCTAGATTCATTCTTAAACGACTTAGATATTTAATCTAACGTTATTTTATAAACTAAAGGGCTAATTAAACTTAGCCCTTTTTTTCTATATAATAGTATGCAGAGTCAAAAAATCACCGAAGATTTAAAGATAAAAATCAGGAGCTTGGTAAAACAAGCAATTGTAAAAGCCCATCATGAGCCAAGCAAGCATATGATTAAAGAGATGCCAGGTAGAATTACTATGGCATGTCCTTATTGCGGTGACTCGACTACTGACCATAAAAAGAAGCGTGGAAATCTCTACTGGGACACCTTACAATTCCATTGTTTTAACTGCGGAGTACATTCAAATGCATATCAATTATTAAAAGACCATCATGTAAAATTCCAAAGCACTGATGATTCTATCCAAGTTATTGACTACATTCAAGAACACAAGATGGAAACAAATGAAATTGAAGTGCTTGAGCATGATGTTTTTAAATTGACGTATGATATGGCTCCTACTCGAGTAGAACTTATGGAATGGTTTAACTTTAAAGAAGTCGAACCAGGAGACCCTGCATTTTTTTATCTTAAGAATCGATTGTTGGCCAGTCAAATACAACGTTTTATGTACTCTCCTAAGGATAAAAGAATTGTAGTACTCAATATAGCCCCAAATGACAAAGTTATCGGATTTCAAACTCGTTCAATCGACAAGCGTTCTAATTCTCGTTATTTAACTTATGACCTTGAGAAGATGTACCAAGAGATTCAACGGGAGATTGTGCTGACTGATGAAGAGTTGATTGGCGTTAAGAAACTTTCAACCCTGTTTGGAGTAATGACAGTTGACTTTGAACGTGAAGTTACGATGTTTGAAGGACCCATTGATGCAATGTTTATGCAAAATTCGATTGGGCTGGCAACAGCAGGTCGTTCAACCCTTGAATTTGATGAGATACCTACAATTAGATATATGTTTGATAACGATACTACCGGCAAAAAGAAGATGATGGAAAAGATCCGAAGAGGCAAACAAATATTTACATGGGAAAAGTTCTTTAAAGATACTAAAATTGACAAGGACTGGGAAGACTTTTTGCAAAAATTGAACAAAGATGAAAGAGATAAATATCCTAAACAAATAGGTGATTTAAACGATTTGGTTATCGCGTCTTGGCTAACAAAAAATAAATGCTTAGCGCAGATTCAAAAGTATTTTACTAACTCTCGACTAGATGCATATTACCTATGATAAAAATAGATTTTTTAGAAATGGTTGCCCAAGAATTCGAAGATTTTGAAAACGAAAAAAACAAAAGAAAGAATATTAAAATGATGCTAGATTTTAGTACATCAAAATATTCACACACTGAAAAAGAATTTAAAATGACTAAGCCGCGATTAAAGGCCCGGTTAAAAAGTTCAGTGTTCATTAAGGAAAACAATAAAGGAAATTCACTTTTTTAAAAGCATCATATATGACAGATGTCAAAGACAAGATAACGCAACTTGATGAATACTTAATTAAACAGCGAGAAGATTGGACCCAAAAAATAAAGGGTTTAACTGAGGAACTTAAATTAGGTAACAATTTAGAGAGCGTAAGTGCATTCACACTTAGTTATCGACAAATATTGGTTGAACACCTCGCAACCATGGGTAATCGAATCAAAACACAAAAATCAGTAGTAGATAAAAAGTATAAAGATAAATGGATTGAGTATTATAGTTATGACTATAAACTCACCGATAAAATGCGCGAAAAATTCGTCGACGCAGACATTGCAGACGATACAAATATCCTTGAGTTATTAGTGACTCAAAAAAGTTTTTTTGAGGGATCAATTAAAACACTCGACAACATGGGCTTTGCAATCAAAAACAGGTTGGACATTAGTCGTTTATAAAAATATCAAATGAGATTTGATTTTAACATTAACGGATGACAATCAATTTTTAAGAATTGATGAAGCAACCGAAATTGAGTTAGAGCAGATTAGAATCTCTCTGACCAAAAGAATAGAAAGCTGGAGGTTTCACCCTTTAGTAAAACGCGGAGTTTGGGATGGATACGTATCATATATTAAAGATGATAAATGGATTCCAGCCGGACTTTGGCGCCATGTTATGACAATATGCAAAGAATACCGATACGAACTTAAAATCGAAGGTATTAAGCGTCTTATTGACTCCAATATTAATGCAGAACAGTTTGAGGAATGGGCTATTGACTTCTTTAAAGGCTCACAGTTTACTCCTCGTGACTATCAAATAGAAACTGCATATAACATACTAAAATTTAGAAAGTGTCTAGCAGAGCTTGCAACTTCAGCAGGTAAGACACTTATTAGCTTCTTGACCGTTGCCTACATGCTTGAAAAGGGACATGCCCAAAGGATTCTTTTTATTGTACCAAATGTTTCATTGGTTGTACAAGCCCATGAAGATTTCCATGAATATAATTGTAAAAATAGAATTGACTTAAGAATCCAACAAATATTTGCAGGACAAGAGGTTAAAAAGAACAAAAATATAATTATTGGAACCTATCAATCACTAATTAAAAAAGAACCTGCCTATTTTGCAGAGTTTGATGCAGTTATTGTCGATGAAACCCACAAGGCAAAAGGAGCCAGCATCAAAGAAATTCTTAGCAAGTGTGTTAATGCAAAATATAGGTTTGGACTTTCAGGTACAATTCCAAAAGATGGTACGCTTGACAAATTAACCCTAATGAGCCAGACCGGACCTGTTATTAGCGAAGTTAAAGCAAGTTTCCTGCAAGAGCAAGGACATATTGCACAATGCGTTGTTAAGGTTATTGAAATGAACTATGCAACTCCAAAACAGCGAACAGCATTCATGGAATTAGCCCAAAACCGATATGATAATAAAGACGTGTTCTCATTAGAACAAAACTTTGTAATCACTAGTGATGCCAGACTTAATTTTATTTCAAATGTAATTTCAAGAGTACCCCGGAACTCATTGGTGCTTTTTCATCGAATAGAGCATGGACAGCGACTATATGAAAAGTTAAGGCAAGAGAGTAACAAACGAGTATTTTATGTTGACGGCGGTACGGCCTCAGAAATCCGAGAGGAATACAAAAAGAAGATGGAAGCTGGAGATGAAATTGTAATTGTTGCAAGTTTTGGAACCTTCTCTACAGGTATCTCAATCAAGAAAATACACAACATATTTTTTACTGAATCATTCAAATCAGAGGTAATTATAAGACAATCAATTGGACGTGGACTACGACAACATGCATCAAAAGACAAGGTATTAATTGTTGATTTTGTAGATGATATTAGAACAGTTGAATGGGATAATTATTTATATAAGCATGGAAAGGTGAGACAATCAATATACAAACAAGAGAAATTTGAATACACTGTAAAGAAAGTGGATTTTGATGGGGATATATAAACATAATAACTTAATAAAAAAACATATTAAAAATGGCACAAGTTAATAGAATTTCTTCATTTAAGAGCTTTACTGAGGTTAAGAATCAGGAGGCTACAATGAAACTAAGAGAAACAAACAATGCAAAAAGACAGGAAACTGTTGGTAAAATTGGAGCAATCCTTGATGAAATGGGACTAACTTCTCTATCTGAATTGGATGAAGAGAAAAAACAAGCACTAATTAACAAAATGTTTGGGAATGTTTCAGAAGATGAAGCAGAAGATATTGAAGACGAACTTAATAAACTAGGAGAACCTGAAGAACTTGAAGAAGGAAATGCTTTTATTTATGCGGCTGCAAAGGCTAAAAATGCTGGAAAGAAAACGTTTCAGTTTAATGGTAAAACATATAAAGTAACTTTAAAAACTGATACAGGTCTTAAAGAAGGTAGTGAGTTTGGAGAAGATGAATTTGAAGTTGATGGAGAGACTTACGAAATTGAAGAGGCTAAAAGAACCAAATTTACTGGTAAAACCGCAAACGACCTATATACTCAAATTGGTGGAAAACCTGTAGAAGTTTTTATTGGAAATGATTGGTACTCAGTTAACCCTGCAGAATTAAAAGGTGACAAAGGTGATTCTTTTATAGGATATACTCAAGATGGTTCTGACCATGAGTTCTATCTTAAAGATATTAGTTTTATACAAGAATCAGTAGAATCTATTGATGAAGCCCGTTCAATTGCTAAAATTCAATATGACTGGTCTAAACTGACAACTTCAATGCAGGCTACCGCTCAAAATTGGAAAGCTGCCGAAGGGTCCGCCAAAGAAATGTTACTTGGAAAATTAAAAGAGATGACCGCTCAAAAGAAAGCCCTAGAAGCTGAATTGGATGCGACAATCGCTGATAAAGACAAAGACCTAGAATTAGTAGTTTCTGAAGCATTTAACCGATTACCAAAAGATGTTATTGGAAATGAATTATATTTAGCTTCAAAAAACTTAGCTAATTTCTATCAAAATACTTCAGCAGGTCGCGATATTGATACTGGCGTAATCGATACTATTATTAGAAACTTAGAAAAAGTTAAAAAATCTGTAAAGAAATTTAACAGTAAAGAAGAAGTTGCTGGAACTGTTTATGAAGGAGAAGTATTATTATTTGATGAAATAGGAACGGAATTAGAAGCTCTTAAAAAGAAAATATCTGGCTTAATGAAAAGCGCAACAGATAAAAAATGGGTTTCAGCATTAGGTGCTGCTTCATCTGCACTTTCTAACTTAGATAGAAATTTAAGTCAATCAGATTCTAAATTAGGAGCTATTATTACTGAAGCTAATCTATATGAAGCTAAAGCAAAAGACCTAAAACCAAATCATAAATACACATCAGACTACGGTGAAGTTACATTCATCAAATTAAATCCTGATGGTAAAACTATGAAGTTGCATTCAAAAGAAACTGGAGAAATTAAAACAGATATTTCAAATGCATACAATATGGAATTAATTGAATCAGTAGTTAATGAAGCTGAAAAGTTCAAAAGCACTAAAGATTTCATAGATTTCTTAGAGGAAATTGATGGTATGCCAGAGGTTAGAATCAAAAGAATCATGGGAGACGATTACATTGATACTCCAGGAGGTTTCAGAGATGAGGCAGATGATTACGATAATGACATCGAAGAGTATACCCTTTCTAACATGGGTCGTAAAGAGTTTGATAAACTTAGAACATGGTGGGAAAACAATGTTCAAGAATCTTTAACTGAAGGTCAAGATCCAAGCGCAGAAAAAACAAGTAGAGCTGAACAATTAAAAAAATTAAAAGCCTTTAAAGCTCGCCAAGAAGAAACAGAAAAACTTAAAAAACTACAAGCAAAAAGAGCTAAAGTTAATGAAGCTGAAGTTAGTTCTGATGATGAATTTAAAGAATATGCAATGGCTGTTTTGAAAAAAGCATTTGCTAATGACTTTGATGAAGCAAAAGCTGGAGAAGTAGTTGATGGAATTCTTAAAAAATGTGGAGATGATTACGGAGCTGCAGTTGGAATGCTAACAAGTTCTCTTGGAGAATCAGCTACCAATGAAGCATTTGATGCAGATAAAAGAGTTGCTGAATTAGCTAAATTATTAAAGAAACAAAAATTTGTAGGGTCAGTATATCCAGAAGGAGATACAATTAAAGTGTTCGTAGATTCTGGTGATGTAGGAACTACAATGATGTGGGATGATGACGAACCTGGTAAAGTTAGAATGGAATGTGAAGACGATTCATATTCAGAAACTATTGATGACACTAATGACGTAGTATTAAACTTCTTTTCAAATCTTGATGATTCAGTTGACGAATCAGTAGTTACTGAAGCATTTGATGCAAACTACTGGGAAGATTATCAAGATAAATCTCCAAAAATAACATCTGCATCTAAAGTAGCAAATGCTGTTGAAGATTGTGTTTGGGATTGGAATGATAATAATGAAAATGGCAAAGAAAATGAAGTTAGTAAAGCTGGAGAACAGAAAGTAATGAACCTTGCCCATGATTTCTTTAAAGCAAAAGGATATATCTCATTTGATATTATTGATGCAATGATAGCTCAGGAATCTTAAAAATAATCTAAATAAATAATACCTGATGTTTTACCATGTCAGGTATTTTTATTATATTTACACTATGAAGCATATTAAACTATACGAAGAATTTCTTAACGAAGGTGTTAGCAATATTACTGCATATCATACTTCCGGTACTAAAATTTCTTCTTTTAAACCTGCTTCTGTTTGGGTAACAACAAACCTTGAGTTTGCTAAAGCGTACCAAGACAATGCAATTGATGAAGGTCGAGATGCATATACATATGAAATAAGAGTTTCAGGAAACATACTTACACAAGATGCAGCAAGTGAGTTATCAGAAACATTAGGAATAGATTTTGAAGATTTAATTGCAGATCTTACGGGTAATCCTGATGTAAAAGAACGTACACTGTTAATTAAACCTTTTATTGGAAAGTGTGATGGTTTTTTTCACTGGGATTACGATCCAAGAGACTGGGGCGATGGAGAATCTTTATTAGTTTTTAACCCTGCAAAACATGCAAAAATAATAAAACAAATATATTAAAATGAAACATATAAAACTATTCGAAAATTTTATTAATGAATCAGCATATTCAGAAAGAAAAACAGCCCTGTCGATTAAACAAACAACACTGTCTAATAAAAGAAAAGAACTATCAAATAAAATAAGTGAGCTAAATAAAAAACCAAGAACTCCAAAAATCGCGTTACAAATTCAAATTGCAAATCTTAAAATTGCTGCTTCGGATCTTGAACTTAAAAAATTAAAATTGGATTTTAACATACTTGATTTAAGTAACAAAATGAGCAATCTATAAATATGAAAACAAGAATCCTTAATTTTAGCCGTTTCATAACTGAAAAATACGAAACCAAACTAAATGAGAAGTTGTTATTAGAAGGTGGAGCGGCTGGACATATGTCCCATCCATTCGATAATAATGACCTAACATTTGGAGACTTCAAGAATATGATTATTGGTGGACTTCAAGGAGAATTAAACTTCGAAGAGGAGCCTACTGAAAAAACAGATGGTCAAAACGTATTTGCAACTATTCAAAATGGCGAGGTAAAATTTGCCAGAAATAAAACTGAGTTGCAAAACCCTATGAGCCTATCAGATTTTCAAAACAAATTTGAGGGACATGCTAGCAAACTGGTACAAGATACTTTTCAATTTGCAGCTGCTGATTTAGCAACCCTGCTTATAAAGTTACCGGTAGAGACTCAAGACGAAGTGTTCCAGAATGGCCTAAACTTCATGAACATGGAGTTGATATATTCTGCGAATCCTAACGTTATTCACTATGATGTTGATGTAATTCAATTCCATGGTATCAAGAAGACTGATGGTGCTGGAAATATAGTTGGAGATGACAATAGTGCGGCAAAAAGTGTTAGTGGAGTACTTAAATCCTTAAACGCTAATGTTGGAAAAACATTTACAATTATCCCTCCTCAGGTTATTAAACTACAAAAAGACATAAACTTTGAAGAGAATCAGACCAAATTCTTAGGAAAACTTGAAGCTCTTAAAAATCGTTATAATTTAACCGATGCTGATGCGGTTGCTCGCTACCATGAAATGTGGTGGAGAGAACAAATTGAAAACTTATTCGGTGACCTACCACAAAATATCAAAGAGGGTCTATTACTTAGATGGGCTTACGATGACAAGAAAACATTAAACCTTCGTTCATTGGACAAAGAATTAAGTGCATCACAATCAGAAGCCGTTAAGAAGTTTGATAAAGAAGACGTTAAAAAGAAATTCAAAGAAAACATTCGACCATTTGAAGACCTTTTCTTAGAATTGGGAAGTGTTATCTTAAAGAATGCAAGTAATTTTGTTGCTGCTTCGCCAGACAAAGAAATGCAAAGGCTACATACTGAAATCCGAACCGAAGCCGACAAGATTAAACTTAATGGAGATGTAACTCAAATCGAAAAGGTTGCAAAAGAACTTGACCGATTAGAGAGAATTGGAGGAATCCAATCTATTATACCGACTGAAGGTATTGTATTCTCATACAAAGGACATATGTACAAATTAACAGGAACATTCGCTGCAATTAATCAATTAATGGGAATCATAAAATACGGAAGATAATGGCATTACAGAAATTAAGAGAGTATTTTAACGAAACCAATAGAGAAACCTTTATTGAAATGTTAAAAAATAGGGTGTTAGTAACTGAGAAAGTTTCTGCACCTACATTTCTTGTTAAAAGAAATCTTGATGGATTTGAATATTTTAAATCTTCAAATTCAGACAAATTAAATCTAGTTGACCGAACTATTATCTCCCTATATGAGATTGCAATCAACTACATGCAAAGTTTGCCAAGTGAAACTAAAGGTCAAATGCCAATCGATTGGAGATTTGGATTTGAATACCTTCCGGAAGTTAATGTATCTAAAATTAAATACATCAAAACTCCAAAAAATAATCTAATCTTAACCCATATCCAACAGCTTGGAGAAGGTAATAAGGTTAAGAAAACTATAAATGACCCAGTTATCCTAAATAAATGGGCAAAAATTCTTGATGTTCAACAGCCAAGCGTAATTTTTGATGGCTATTTATCTCAATTACAACGGGATGAATTACTTGAAGTACTTGGAATGAGCGATAGAGAATTTAGCGAATCATTTGACTATTTGCCGGAAACAAAAGACAAGAATAGTTTTACTAGTAAAATAGTTAAACTTTTTAACAATAGTGCTTTTGAAACTGCCTTAAATTCTGACATTGAAGACGAATTTGATGGATTAGTTGTTAATTTTATTGATGAAAAATCTATTAAATCTTTTAAATTAGAGGACTTTATCCGAAAAACTGCAGTTGATAACTCTTCAAGTCACATGTATCAAATTGCAGTCACTGACTTCTTAGAATTTATAACTCAATTTAAAATTGATGAAGTACAATTGGAAGATGAAAGAGCCGATTATAGATACCTTGAAATAATGTCGATTATATTTAATGAATATGTTGACAAAAACTCTTCAAAATATATTGGAGTTAATTTTGAAAGTGCTGAATTTTCATCAGCCCAATCTTTTAAATTAAACTCAAAATATATTACTGATGAAAAAACCTTAAAATATGTTTCTAACGATATTTTAGCAGAACTTTTTAAAATGATTTTAGGTTCTTTTAGAAAGAAGCGAACAAAAACATCAGACTTAATAGATGAGGACACTATGGAACGTTTAAATGAAATAATTGAAAAAATCAACGAGAAAATATTTATTGAAAACACTGATGAAAATTCAATTTATGACTATCAAAATTTTATGTTGCGTGATAGGATTAAATCTTCAGTTAACTTAAATGAGGCACTTAAACTTGACCATGTTGAACAAGGAAAACAACCAGTAAATATGTTTGTTGGGCGATTCCAACCATTTACACTGGGACATGCAAAGGTTTTAGAGACTATACATAAGGAGAATGGTTATCCAGTTGTTGTATTCCTTGTTAAAGCAAAAACCAAAAAGAAAGGTGATGAATTTAGCAGACCATACGATGAGAAAACCCAAATCGAAATGTTTAAAAACGTTCAAAAACAATATCCATTCCTAAAAGAAATATTTGTTATTCCAACTGGAGGTATTGATGTTATGTTTAATGAAATGAGACCTAAATACGAACCAGTACTTTGGGGAACGGGAAGTGATCGAATGACAAGTTACGGTTATCAAGTAAACAACGATGCATATAGAGACCAATTAAACTGTAGAGCTGATTTTGGACTTTTTGAAATTCCAAGAAATGACGACGATATTTCAGCTACTGCAGTTAGAAATGCCTTATTAGATGGTGATGAAAAACTATTTAACAATCTAACACCAAAGGCAGTTCATGGAATGTACAATGAACTAAAATCTAAAATTGAAGATTCTATGGGAGTTGTTGCTGAAGGATTTACCAATGATATTATGACATTCGAACAATTTATTAATAAAGATATATAAAACATAAATAAATATAAAAATACTATGAATTTTAATCAATTCTTAAATGAAAATACTTCATCGTATGGTGGAAGAGCAGGACTTACTAAAGATGAGACACTTAAAATTGCTCAAAAATTTGCAGATGCCGCCGCTAGTGTAGACCCTGAAAAGGGAAAATGGAGCGTAAATAAAAGAACCTTAGAGGAAGATGGTTTTGACTTAGACTACAATAGTGAGGAATTTGACGGTGGTTCATATAACATTTACAAAAATGGTAATGTTGTAAATATGGCTCTTCGTGAAAATCCAGTTTTAGGCAAAGTAGATGACGATATTAAAACTATTGCAAAAGGTTTTAAAAAAATGATGGCAAATGAATCAACAATTACTGAAGAATACGATGTTAGTGGACTTTCAAGAGAAGAACTTAAGGATGCAATTGATTACTTAAAAGCACACGATATTTCACACGACTATGATGGGCGTGAAGATATTCTATATTTTGACATGACAGAATTGGACAAAAAAGGCCAAGAACAAATGAAAAAATTGGGTCTTAGTGAATCAGTAGTTAATGAAACTGGATTTAAAAAATCTGACATTAAAAAAACTATCGACTTTATTAATAAAGAAATTGGAATTGATCCAGGATATGCTCTAATCGGAGACGAGGATGATATTGAAGAATTTGATAAACTTTGGGATCGTGGAGATTATGAAGATGCATTTGATTTTTTAACAGTTGCAACAAACATGGAAATTTCAACATTTGCCGATGTTAAAGATGCTATTAAAGAATCTGTTGTTAATGAAAGAAATATCACAATCAAAAGACAATATACTGATAAAAGTCCTGCAGTTACTGTAGGTAAAGCTGCTAAAGTTCGTAACCGAATGCTAGAAGCTATTAAAGATGGTAAAGTTTCACAAGAAGATTTTAATAATATTCTTAAAGAAATGACCACAGATTCTAAAAGATGGTTGAGAAGAAACGCTCAGTGTTTTAACGTATCTGAAGATGGTATTAGTCTATCAAAAACAGGTTCAAGAATCCTTAAAAATGTTATGGTTTCAGAAGCCACAACAAAGGCACCAAAGATTTGGGTTCCTGGAGGATTTGATAAAGCCATTGCAAAATACCCAAATAGTAAAATCACAAGAAAAATAGTATTAGATGCGGCACTTAAATGGGATGTAAATCCAGAAGACGCTATCAAGTACGTTGAATACGCTTGGGCGGTTGACTTAGATGAAAATAAAAACACAAATGATATGAAAACAAAATTTATTTACGAATCTTTCCAAGAATTCGTTGAAAACCGATTAAACGAAGCAGCTTCTTTAAATAAAATTAAAAGTTTAATTCCCGAAGTAGACTTTGAAGAACAAGAAATAGAATTTGATCCAGCAGAAGGTTACAAATCAGTAGAGAGCTACTCATTTGAAATTTCTGGACTTAGTGAACCGGCTTACATAAACATTTATGACGGAAATAGCTTTTGTTTTTTCTATGATTCGGCTCCTATAGCAGTATCTCTTCATTCTGCTAGAGAAAGAAATGAAATGGCACAACAACAAATTGAGATTCCTAAGCCACTTGGTAAATTAAACAAAAAAATCTATGATGAAGCAATTGCTGAAATCAAAGAATGGATAGGAGAAAGTTTTGTAAATGTTACACTAAATGAGGCATTTAAAAGTGCTAAACTGGCTAACCTTTTCTCAGTAGGAAGTGCAGGTACTAAAGACCTTGCAGGAGCATTCTATACTTTTTCAAAACTGGCACTTGACCAAATTGAAGATTATGACATTATTGAAATGGATCCTCAAACTGCCCGAAAAGAAAAAAGAGCAAATGCAATTTACTTTTACGTAGTAACTAACCAAAAAGAGAACCCATATATTCAAGGTAGCATTCCAAATATTTACAATAATGGAATTATCCAATCAAATACCCTATTAGCAATAACTAATGGACAAAATGAATGGTATTCTACCGGATATAATAGATACTCAAAAACTGAAACTATATCAAAAGCAAGTTCAAGAGAAGATGCTGCTGGATTTGATAAAAGAGACAGTAAAAGATATGACGGTTCAGGAATTACCAGTATTACAAAAGTAGCTGAATTAGCTGATATTGCATATGTTATTGACTTAGACGTTCTTAAATCGCGATATTCTACAACTCAATTAACATTACAAAGAGCTAATGATAAAAGAGGAGCTACTATTTTTATGAGTGACAAAGACTTTAAAGCAGAAAACAAATCTAGATATAACCAAATCTTAGCACAAAAAGCATCTGCAATGCCAATGGACACAGTAGTTCTAGGAGCTATTGATACTCTAGCTACTCAAATTAAAGATGCACTATCTAAAGGTGAAAAAGGAAGATATGGAGAACTTATTGTTGGACTAGACCCTAAAGGTAGAGAAATCAAAATGAACGATGCTGCAAATTTAATGAGAAATATTCTTGATGAATATAACAGATACGTGGGATACGTTGTTGAAACTGAAAAAGAAATTGCATCCGGATATAATGGAAAATGGGCTGAAGGTAGATTAAAAGATAGTTCTAAAACAATCGTTGATTACGTTAAGAAAGTAGAAGCTAAAAATTACGCTTGGTAAGATGAAACATATTAAACTATTTGAACAGTTTGTTAATGAAAAGATAGAATATCCAGAAGGTGTTAAAACCACGGATGATAAAATACTTGACAAGGTGGCTAAACTATTAAATTCTTCTAAAGGCATAATCGAAATAGGTTCTGGCTCTGTTAGAGGTAAAAAAGTTCCGTTTCAAACTGGTGAGGCAAACTTTAATATAACTGGACATAGAGAGTATTACGTTCTTCTTTGTAGTAAAGGAGAATTTGAAATTCCTAGAGAAGATATTAAAAATGCCCAAGAGCTATACGATCAAATTGAAAAGGCTATTCAAATGGGAAAAGTAACAATAGGAAAACAAAGATCATGATGAAACATATACCTACATTCGAAAGTTTTGTAAATGAATCCCTAAACGAAGGATGGGGATTTGATGACATTAAAGAAATCCATTTTGAAACTGATCCTGATAAACAAGAAAAACTTAAAAGGGTTTACGGTAAAAAAACTGGAGCAATGTCTTATAAGTCTCAAATCGAGGCCGCCGACTATGCACTAACTAAGTATAGAAAAGAAATTGGATATGACAATGGTAAGTCAGGTAGCACAGGTCTTACTGATGTATTTATTCCAAGTTCATCTATGGCCGCATTTTCTACAACCGGCAATGGACCACATTCTAAGCCTAAAAGATGGAACAAAAAGGAATATGACAAATGGATTAAAGACATGTCAGGAGACGGTGGTGCAAACCACGCATACGATATGGCGCAAAACGCTAAATTTGAACCAGGTCTTATTGATTGGGTTAAGAAAAATGTAGCGTATGGCGAAAAACCATTAGACAGAATTCAATGGGATATCGAAGCCTATTCATAAATAAGATGGAAAACTATATACCTACATTTGCTGAATTCTTAAACGAAGAAAAGTCAATATCTAATCTATCTAGTCGAGATGAAAAACCGATGATTTATGGAATCGCTGAAATAATCAATAGAGTAAAAGACCCAGTTAATAAAAAGGAAATGGTAGAAGCTTCTATTGAAGATTTTAAGAAAGAAGGAATTGAATTTAATTATGATGAATTTAGAAACATATGTAAAGTAAAATAAATAATTATGCCAAGTACTAGTAAAGCACAACAACAATTAATGGGTATGGCGTATGCTCTTAAAAAAGGAGATATGGACCCTAAAGATGCAAGCCAAGAGGTTAAAGACCTTGCAGATTCTATGACACTTCAACAGTTAAAAGATTTTGCAAGTACAGAACACAAAGGACTTCCAGACCATGTAAAAGAGGCTGAAGACCATGAGGTTGGAATGGCAATGAGTCAACTTAATGCAATTTCAAAAGCAGTTGGAGAGCTACTTCAAAAAATTGGAAGAGAAGAAAAGGACTTACCAGGTTGGCTACAGGACCATATTTCACAGTCTTATAATTATATTAAACAGGCTAATGATGGTTATCATGAACTAGATGAGATGGTTTCTCCTGATAGTATTGGAGGAATGGGAGCCACTGCCTTACCTTCACCAACATCAGTAGGTTCTGGAGACGTTCCAAAGGGTTCTGGAGATGCTAAAGAAGAGGAAGAGGAAGAAAAAAAGAGACGTAAAGAGCTCTTAAAGAAGTTTAAATCTTTTGAAGAGTTTATAAGCGAAGCCAGTTTACAAACAATTTCTGGAAATAGTGGTAGAACTATTACATTACTAGATAATAAAAAGTACGAATTAAAGAAAGATGTTAAAAATGCAAAAATAGGAGATTATGTTAATGTTATCTTGCCAAAAGGAACTATCATTACAAATTTACCTGGTGGAATATTTGCAAACCATACTTCATTAAAACAAAATCGTAATTACAAGTGGTCCGGCGATATTGGAGTAAGAATCACTTCTATGCCTGAAACAATTCATGAAATTGAAAAAAATGGCAAAATACTAGAATCATTAAATGAAGGGGTTGAAAGTGCAGTTAACCAATTTGCAAAAGAAGAACAACAAGACGGATTTAATGCTAAAGTTGTTTTAGCTAAATTTGATGGAACATCAATCGATGCTCAATCTACTGATAAAACTTGGCCAGAAGGAACTCCAGTAACTAAATACTTTAGCAGAGGAGGATATAAAAAATATGCAATCAAAGGAGAGTACCCGGTTGTAGATTCTGATCGAGGTTGGTGGTATTACAAAGTTGGTAGAAATTGGTTTGCTGTTAAAAAAGCTGACTATGAAACACCACCTTTTGAATATTAATAAAAAATTGAAACAATATTCTAAACCTCAGTATAACTACTGAGGTTTTTTTAATTTAACAATGATGCAATATTTTTTTAAACCAGACAATTTTGAAAGATGGTCAAATTTGGCCACTGAAAAAATAAATAAGACAATTGATTCATGCACTACTCTGAGGCAACTAGAATCAGCCAAACAAATGATCGACACATTTATAATGATTACTGCTCTCGAAGACAATATTGAAGCAGAGGAACTAGAATGGATTGTAAATCTATATTGGTTAAGAATAATTTTAAAAAAACAAATTATTTTGAAACAAACAAAAGATACTAAGTATAAATTAAGAACTTAAAAATAAACAAAATGGAATTTATAGACGCATTAAGACAAGAAGATATAGTAACTGAAAATGGAATGGCGACAAATTCGACATCATTGAATGCTTGTGTTGACCTTTTCTTTAACATTGGAGCTATGAGAGGACAGGACAAGCAACGTTTGATTGCTACTTTCTCTAAAGCATTTAATGAAGACCCAAAGCGCGCTATGAAACTTCTTTTTTGGGCTAGAGATGTTCGAGGTGGAGCTGGAGAACGTCAAGTTTTCAAAGACATTTTAGCTTATTTGGCAGAAAACCACGACTTGGTACTTAAACCAAACTTACATTTAATTTCAGAGTACGGACGTTGGGATGACTTACTAGTCTTGACAGGAACATATCTTGAAAAGCAAGCATTCACCTTAATTTCAGATGCTTTAATTGCTGAAAATGGATTATGCGCAAAATGGATGCCACGTAAAGGACCAATAGCTGAAAAGTTACGTAAATTTACTGGAATGTCTCCAAAACAATACAGAAAATCTCTTGTAGGTTTAACTAATGTTGTTGAAACTAAAATGTGTGCTAAAGATTGGAATTCTATCGATTTCGGTAAATTACCATCAGTAGCTTCTGCACGTTACCAAAAAGCATTTGGTAAAAATGCATACGAAAGTTATTCAGCGTATATTGCTTCTCTTGTAAAAGGTGAGGCTAAGATTAATGCAGGTGCAGTTTATCCTTATGACATTATAACATCATTACAACATGGAAATGCAGCAATAGCAAACGAACAATGGAAAGCCTTGCCAAACTATTTGGAAGGTGCAAATGATATGATTTTACCAGTAGTAGACGTTTCAGGTTCTATGTCAAGTCCAGCTGGTGGAAGTAAAACTGTAACTTGTATGAATGTTGCAATCTCATTAGGTCTCTATATTTCCGAAAGAAATGAAGGTCCTTTTAAAGATGCATTTATTACATTCTCAAGTAAACCACAGTTACAAGTATTAAGTGGCTCACTGAATGATCGCTACACACAGATGTCAGACTCTGATTGGGGAATGTCAACAGATCTTGAGGCTACATTCAAACTGATCCTAGATCAGGCCACTAAGCACAAATTATCGCAAGATAAAATGCCAAACAAAATCCTAATCCTATCGGATATGGAGTTTAACATGGCAACAGCAAAACGTTATGGAATAGAAAGTGGATGGAATCCAACTGCACAGCAGATGATTGAAACTATGTATGCCGATGCAGGTTACAAGGTACCTCAAATTGTTTACTGGAACATTCAATCCCGAAACGGAGGAGTACCAGTTGCATTTGATGCTAAAGGAACTGCACTGGTTTCAGGATTCTCTCCAGCGATTATGACAAGTTTACTTGGAGGAGATATTGAATCTCCACAACAAATAATGGATAAAACAATTTTGAGCGAGAGATACGCTCCAGTTGTTTAAGATATATATACAATAAATTGGTTCCTTACAGCAAACGATACAAGCAATTATAAACTACGCAAAATCGGAACCAGGTGGATCGGTACAGCAAAAAGTACAAACACAGCTATGATAGCCAACGTATTACAGAGATTGCATCAAGTATAACAGGCAAATGGAAGTTTAACCAGGATAAAAAATGGATCACCAGTCACACCACCTCAATAGGTGATAAGTAGGATGGGTCGAAGTTTAGTAGACGCTCGCGAACATCAAAGCCGAAGACTATAAAATGGGTTATTCCGCCGGGAAGAAAATCACGAAAAACGATCCCGTAATAATTTAATCCTGACAAAATTGTTAATAACTTTTTTAGTCAGGATTTTTTTATGTCGATTTTTTGTATTATATTTACATATCTAATTTAAACAAAAAAATATTATGAAAATCTCTGAATCAAACAAAAACCATTGTATACTATTTAATAAACATTCTGTTGGGTATCTTATTGTTGAATTGGGATCTATAGAACATTCAGAAGCAGTTAAGAAAGGTTATGAATTCCGTGGACCATCTTATGTTGCAAATATTACTGAGATTGATGCAATGAGCGAATCCAATAAAATATTCATGGAAACTTTAACAAAAAATTAACATTTAAAATTTTCCAGGTTTGAAACTATTGATTATATTTACATATCTAATTTAAACAAACATATTATGACATCAATTTCAACCCAAGAACGTTACAATCAAATTATGAATAACCAAACATACTTGACTCAAGAAGAGTATGATTTTTGTTTTAATATTAACCCATCAGAGGTTCGTACATCAACTTCATATATTGGAGATTATTCAAAATCTGGTGCATACTTAAACTGTAATGTTTATAGTGAGCATGACCATGAAAAACGTCAGTTTGAAATGGAAACTGGTCTTTAATAAAGTGCATAAAAAACAAAACCAATATATAACATATAATACTTAAACACAAACTATGAATATTTTAGACGAAGCAAGCGGAATAGTTAATAACCGCTCCGAAGAAGCAGACAGAAACTATGGTCCTTTCTCAGAAGGTATGGACAGGGCTGCAATGATTTTTAAAGGTATGACCGGACTTGAAGTTACAGGTGAACACATGTTTAAAGCACTTGTTGCACTTAAATTCTCAAGAGAATCTTACAATCACAAGCGTGATAACTTATTAGATGCAGTTGCATATATCCAAGGATTAGACAACTATATTGAAGAAAACAAGAACGATATCGATGATGCATTCAATGGTTAATATTTATGCAGTTTTAGATTCATTAAAAGGTAAGAAGATTGCAATTGATGATGTTGTAACTACGTATAGTTCAAAGAAGGCCAGCCATAAAAGTGCATGGGCTTTCTTATTAGCTAATCAATTAAAGTCTCTTGGATTGGATGTTGAAGTACTTACCAAGTCAGAAGATATTTACCAATATGATGTTTGGTTAGTAGCACTTCCAATGGAATTTCAAGGTTCTTATAACCTATTTGGTGGAGCCACTGACGAACCAGCAGAGAGAATTAAAAGATTCTTAGATTTTAGTGGAACAATATATTGTTTGAATCGAGAAATGCCAAATGTTGGACAATTTGCCGAAAGCCGAATGAAATCATGTTCTCCTCTATGGGCATCTCTTAATACTGAAGCACTTACAAAAAGAAGTTTGGAAACACAAACGATTGAATTAAAACTAGATTCTAAAACATTTGTTTTAGGAGATTCTCATTCAGTTTCAGTGTACCATCCAGGTTCAAATATTAGTCGAAATGATGGTAAAACCCTATTTGGAGTCTTAAAAGAGGGAATGCGATCTTATATTCCTTTAGACACTGAACACTTAATAACGTACTTTGGAAATATCGATGTTCGTCATCACTTATGTCGACAAGAAAAACCAGTCGAAGCGGTTAAAAGTTTAGTAGCAAACTACTTTGAACACCTTAAATCATTAGGAATTCAAAAGAATACCATCGTAAAATTATTACCAATCGAATTTGAAGGTCGTAGAATTCCTAAAACTGGCTACCATAAAGGAACTCCATTTATTGGAACTCAACGAGAACGGACTCAATTGATGGAGATATTTAACGAAGAGGTTGACAAACTCTCGGCTATATATAATATGAATGTAATCGAATGGCCAATTCACTGGTACTCAGCAGACCCTCAATACTTTGCCGATACCTATATGGAAAAGCCAGGTTCTGTTCACCTATCTAGAGAGTTTTACCAATATGATTTCGAGACGTCCGAAAAAAATGTTGTCCTAAAGAAGACTATCAATACTCTTTTTTGAAACTTTTTAAATAAAACAAGTATAAAAATTATAAATTAAATTTTAAGAAAATGAACAAAATTAAAGTAGGAATTATTGGAACTGGAAATTGCGCTAAATCATTAGTTGAAGGTGTACAATATTACACAGAAAATCCAAATGATATTACCGGAATGATGAAGTCCGATATTGGAGGTTACAAAGCAGAAAATATTGAATTTGTTTGTGGATTCGAAATTGATGAACGTAAAGTTAATCAAACACTAGGATATGCACTTAAACAAAGACCAAACTCTGCATGGGACATCGTTGATGTAATCAAATCTGAGGCTCCAGTTTATGAGGCTCCAGTAATTGATGGTTATGCAGCCCTTATGGATAACTATCCAGAACAAAATCGTTTCTTAGTTGACGAAAAACTAAGAAATTCTACAGACATGAATCGCACTGATTGGACACCAAAAAAATCAAGAGAGTGGAAAGATTTAATTATTGCCAAATTAAAAGACCATGGCGTTGAAGTACTAATTAACTACTTACCAGTAGGTTCTCAAAAAACAACTGAATTCTGGGCTGAAATTTGTCTTGAAACAGGAATCTCTTTAGTGAACTGTATTCCAGTTTTTATAGCATCTGACCCTGCTTGGGAGCAAAGATTTATCGATGCTGGAATTCCAATCATCGGTGATGACATGCGTTCTCAATTTGGAGCAAGTATTCTTTCTCAAATGTTACAAGAACTTGCCTTTGAAAGAGGACATCACGTAAAAGCGCACATCCAAAGAAACGTTGGAGGTAACACAGATTTCTTAAACATGGAAGACAAATCTCGTCTAGCATCTAAAAAGATTTCTAAAGAAAATGTTATCCGTGCACAAAACGAAATCCGTGGAATTTCAACTGAAGATTCATTCTTGCATGCAGGTCCTTCTGAGTATATTGCATTCTACGGCGATAACAAAGTTGCTAACTTCCGTTTAGAACTTACAGGATTCGGTGGAGCACCAGTTCTTTTTGATGCTCAATTAAGCGTACAAGACTCTCCAAACTCTGCAGGAGTTGTAATCGACGCAGTTCGTTACTTAAGAGTTGCGAGAGAATTAGGAGTTGTAGGAGCCTTAAGAGGTCCTTCAGCATTTACACAAAAAACCCCACCAGACCAGATGATGTTTGCTGACGCTGTTTATGAATGTACTGAATTGGCTGCAAGACGTCTAACAGATTCTACAAGAAAACAGTTAGTTGCTAAAACAAAATAAGTCTAACAATCTAATTAACCTAAAGGGAGAGAAATAACTCTCCCTTTTTTTATCAAAACTTTAAGCATGTTAAATATTTTTAAAACAAAAAAACCAAGCGATATCTACGGATACGATTTTGACGGAGTAATTTCAATTGGAATAACTCCAAGAGCAACAACAGATTTTATTATTACTGGAAGATGTGTCGATGAACAGGACGAAGTTCGTGCAATCCTTAAAGAGAGAGGAATTAAATGTAAGGTCTATTTTAATCCAATGACTCTTGCTGAGCGTGGAAACCATACAGTTGCGGCAAGAAGACATTCTGGACACCATAAGGCACATACAATTAACCGTTTAAAAGGTGAAGGTGTTATTGTTTCCCGTTTTTTTGAAGATGACCCAATACAATACCAAATCATTCAGGAAAACTGTTCTGATGTCGAATTGGTTAATATTGTATCAAAATTAGTACAAAAGTAAGATGTCTAGAGTTAAACTTCCAGAGTTTCCAATTTTAAAATTGGAAAAGACCAGACTCAAAAAGAAATATGTTAAGATATTAGGAGCATCCGAAGGTGTTGATGACACTATGATTGCCGAGAGCATTGCTAATTATTTAATCCCTGAGGTTGACTATAAAGGAGCAGTTTGTTTAGATCTTGGAGCTAATATCGGCGCATTTACTCAAATCGCACTGGATTCCGGAGCAAGCAAAGTATGCACTGTAGAATGCGATGTCCGAAACTTTGAAAAGTTAAGAGAAACATTTAAGAATGACGACTATGTTGACTTGGTCTATGCTGCAGTTTCTGGACTGCCTGAAAAGACCCTAAAAATATTCAAATCCCATAGTCAAAATGCACATTGTTCAACTTCAATTGAGAATAAGATGAAGTTTAGTGAATACGACTATGTTGAAAATATTCATCTAAAGAAGCTATTAAAGAAATACAAGCCAGACATTATAAAAATAGATATTGAATCAGCTGAATATACACTAATCGATACCTTAATAGATTACCAACCTAAATATTTATTTATTGAATTACATGCAGGAAAACATAGGGCTGAAATGTACCAAGTAATGGAGAGGCTAGAGACTGTTTACCCGTACTCAAGGATAGTTCCACTAATTATATTCACCGACAATTTAATAGCGCACGATTGCTTTTTTAAAAAATAAAATATGAAAATGACTTCAAATAAACAATTGCTTGAGATGGATTCTCAGGCTTTATTGGATTTAATACCAACAGAAAAAAAGCAACTCATTCGAGATTTTATTCATGAAATGAATCGAAGAGAATATGAGGTTCGCTTTGCAAAAACATGTACCTTTGATACTTTTAGGCATCGAGAAGGCACCGGAGAGGACACATTTGGACACGGATTTATAGTAGAGGGACGTTCAGTTCCTTATTTTCACCCAAACCGTTCATTTCACGATGAGATTATTTGGCTAAATGAAAATGTGTTCTACAATCCAGAATGTACATTTGAAGACCGACTAATTAATGCAGCAATTGTAAAATTCTATGGACCGTCAAATACAATTAGTCTATTAACACATGACACTGGATTTCCATTCGTTAAATATGACCGATTAGTTAATGACGAGAAATATGTTCTGCAATGTATGGTTAACATGGAGAATGCAAGGAGACGTGGAGAAAAGATTTATGGTACTACTGAATTACGAACAAGTCTGCAAACTGAATCGAGAAACCATGCACGAGTAATTAAAACTCCTTATGACATATTAATTAATGCCGAACCAGACCCAACCCGACAGAGTCGAACAAGCGATATGTTTTTTTGGTTTACCTTACTAGGTCCTCGTTTTGCAGAATTCTATGCTAAGAAACCGACAATGGAAGAGTCTTTTGACTTCTTAACATCGCATCGAGGAATTGGAAACTACTATGGGTACCATTTTAGTACCAACCTTGCCCGAATGCCAGAAATCGGTACTCCTGACCTATTACGACCAAATACTCTATCTGGAAATCTTAACGAAGATGATGACTTTGTTGCACCTGGAGTTGGAGCGATGACCACAATCAACTGGTTCTATGAAGACTTAGGTTTTTCAATTTCATCTGATGTTGGAGCTAAAGTCATCAGACAAA